GCCTCGAGGATCGACGAGCTGGCCGCAGGGATCCACAAGGAACTCCCCAACGTCCAGAACAAGCCCTCGGACCTGATGGACCTCCTCAAGTGGGGAGCCATCGCTGCGGTGCTGGTGGCCGTGGTGGTGATCCTGGCCCAGACCGGGATCGGTTCCGGGATCAAGGCGGTCATCGGGTGGATCCCGAGGAAGACCAAGGCTGACGCGACCCTGGCCGCGTCGGTCATGTCTGAACAGAAGCCAGAGACCATCCGTGAGTGGGTGGCGGCCAAGAGGGCCTCCGATCCACTCTGGGACAAAGCCTTCCAAGAGGCTCAGAAGGAGATGAAGTGATGCTGAACGACATCGTGCTTGCCGCCGGGATCCTGTTCGCAGGTGCCGTGATCGGCTACTGGCTGTGCAAGAGCAAGAAGCTGAACTTCTGAGAAGGACAGTTTCGGCAGCAAAGTGGAAGTTCAGGTTCCACTTCATGTTGCTTTCGGCTGCCGACAGTTAGCAGTTTGGCTAACGAACGGCAAACAGAGACAACCAAGGCCGGCTCCGGGGAAACCCGGGGTCGGTGATTCAACGCTTCCCCCATGTTCCGGCAGGACATGGTGGATGAGGTCCGGGGACTGACCACCCGCATCCGCTGAGGCCCCCTGCGGGGGACACCCTCGCGTCGATGCCGGCGGTCACACGGGCTGACCCGTACTGCCAACGCAATCACGACACAAGGAGCCATCACAATGGCTAATGAATTTGACTTCACAGGGAGCCGGCTGGGCGCGAACAACGCCGGTGCCGACAAGCGCGAGCTGTTCCTCAAGGTGTTCAGCGGCGAGGTCCTCTCCAACTACGAGACCAAGCTCGTTCTGACTCCCCTCGTCCGCAGCCGCACCATCGCGGCAGGCAAGTCCGCCACGTTCCCGATCTACGGCAAGGCGACCGCCAAGTGGCACACGCCCGGCCAGAACATCCTCGAGGCCGCTTCGAACTACCTGAGCAACTTCAAGTTCGGTGAGCGGGTCATCAACCTCGACAACATGCTCACGGCCAACACCATGATCCATGACGTCGATGAGCTGATGAACCATTGGGACGTCCGTGGTCCCATCGCCACCGAGCTCGGCTACTCGCTGGCCCGTGCGATGGACGGCATGGCGATGCGTACGATGATCGCCGCAAGCCTCGCCACGAACCCGATCTCGAACACCTCGGGCAACAACACGGCCCTGGCTGGCGAGACGATCACCACCGGCACGGCTGGTTCGGTGACCGGCGTTCAGATCGTGGACTCGCTGTTCGATGCCCAGGCCCGCCTGGACAACAAGGACGTCCCGGAGCAGGGCCGCTTCTGCATCCTCCGTCCCGAGCAGTACCAGCTCCTCCTGGCCGCCGCCGGCCAGTCCTCGACCGCGTTCCGGTTCTCCTCGGACTTCGGTTCGGGTGCCGGCGACGTCGCCAAGGGCACGGCTGCTCCCATCGAGATCGCCGGGTTCAAGGTGCTCAAGAGCAACCTGTTCCCCCGCGATGCCGGCAACGAGTCGGAGGTTGACCTGTGGTCCAACGCCAACATCGCCAACGACGTGTTCGGCGGCTCGGGTGTCGGCTACGGCCTCGGCGCGACCAACATCGACTACTGGGGTGTCTGCGGACACGCCGACGCCATCGGCGTCCTCAAGAAGCTCGATGTCTCGACCGAGATGGAGCGCAAGATCGAGTACCAGGGCACCCTGGTCGTCTCGAAGCTCATGGCCGGCTTCGGCGTCCTCCGTCCGGAGTGCGCCATCGGGTTCAAGTGGACCGCTGCCTGATAGCGGCCTGACTACCTAACCAATACCGCCTGTCCGGGGAAACCCGGGCAGGTGGATTCCTCCTTCCCTCCTCCCGGCCTCCCGGGGGTTCGTCCCCCGGGGGGCTATCTAGGAACACCATGATCGAAACCTCACGGCTCCAGGCGGTCAACACGATGCTCACCTGCATCGGGGAGATCCCGGTATCGACCCTCACCGGACCGACCAGTTCGGACGTGATGATCTCCCAGCAGATCCTCGACGAGGTGTGCCGTGACCTCATGAGCCGTTCATGGTCGTGGAACACCGTCAGGAAGCAGACGCTCATCCCGGACGTCAACGGGAAGGTCTCGATCCCGTCGAGCTGGGTTCGCGTCGATCACCCGACCAAGGACTACGCCAAGCAGGGGTCTTTCCTCTACGACCGGGAGAAGGAGACCGACATCTTCTCAGGTCCGGTCACGGAACTCGAGGCCGTGCGTCTCCTCGAATGGGAAGACATGCCGGAGCCGGCCCGTCGCTACTGCATGATCCGGGCGGGCAGGACGCTTGCCGCCCGCCTGGTAGGGAGCGAGAAGCTCGTCATGTTCACGGACCGGGACGAGCTCCAGGCATTCATGGTGCTGCGTGAGTTCGAGGCAGAGCAGGCCGATTACAACATCTTCAACAACCAGGACGTGGCCTACAACCTCCGACGCTGGGCATGAACATCGTCTCAGTCCAGGTACCGAACCTCATCCAGGGGGTCTCCCAGCAGCCCCCTCAGATGAGGCTCCCGTCACAGCTCGAGGAGCAGGTCAATGCGTACCCGTCGCTGTCTGACGGGCTGACCAAGAGGCCCCCGACCACCCACGTCAAGAAGCTGACGAGCGATGCCTCGGACCAGTTCGTCCACTTCATCAACCGTGATTCGACCGAGCGGTACGTCGTCCGGCTGACCGGAAGCAGCCTGAAGGTGTTCACCCTCGACGGGGTGGAGAAGAACGTCTACACGGCACTCACGGGGACCACGGCGTTCACGGTACCCACCTACCTGAGCACCCCGGGAAACATCCGGGCAACGACGGTTGCCGACTTCACGTTCCTGGTGAACAGGAGCACCGCCGTTGCGATGGCCGCGACGACCTCGGACGCCATCACCCAGGAAGCCCTCATCACGATCATCCAGGCCGCGTACAACGTGACCTACACGGTGACGATCAAGGAGGGCGCGGACACCTTCACCTACACCCACACGACCAGCGGCACGGGGACCCTGAGCACCGAGGCAATCGCCTCGGACCTCGTCACGAAGATCAACAACGACACCACCGGAACCACTTCACACAAGATCACGGCCACACGCTACGGATCCGTGATCCACCTGAGCCAGGCCGCCGAGAACCCGGCGATCACCTTCACGATCAAGGTCTCCGACACGGTCGGCAGCACCTACATGGTCTGCGCCAAGGGCAGGGTCAGTCGTCTTGCGGACCTCCCGAGGGAAGCCAAGCACGGCTTCAAGATCGAGGTGGCGGCAGACGTCGAGGATCCCGAGGCATTCGGCTACTTCGTCAAGTTCACCGCCAACGACGGCGTGGGCGGCACGGGCATCTGGGAGGAGACGGTCGGGTTCAACACCAAGACCACCCTCGACGACTCCAAGATGCCCTACGTCCTCGTCCGCAGGTCGGACGGGGAGTTTGCCTGCTACAAGCCCGCATGGGACATCAGGACCGCCGGGGATGCCACGACCGCCCCGGAGCCGTCCTTCGTCGGTCGCAGGATCAAGGACGTGTTCCTCTTCCGGAACCGCCTCGGGTTCATCGCGGACGACAAGGTCATCCTGAGCGAGGCAGGGCAGTACTTCAACTTCTTCCGGACCTCCACCACGATGGTCCTCCCCTCGGACCCCATCGACGTGTCCGTGGGCCACTCCAAGGCAGCCTCGCTCGAGGCGGCAATCCCCTGGGACGAGCGCCTGATCCTGTTCTCGACGCTGACCCAGTTCAGCCTCGGTTCCGGCACGGGCCTCGCGCTCACCCCGGAGACCGTCGAGGTGCTCCCTACCACCGAGTACGAGAACGCATCCGAGCTCTGCCGCCCGGAGGCCACGGGACGGTCCATGCTGTTCCCGCAGAAGCGCGGGGCGTTCGTGGGAATCCGCGAGTACGTCCGGATCTCCACGGACGAGAAGTACGAGGGCGTGGACATCACCGCGAACGTCCCCTCCTACATCCTCGGGACCCCAATCCAGATATCCGTGAGCACCCACGACTCGACCGGGTTCGTCCGGACGACCAGCGGACTCTGGAACTACAAGTGGTTCGTCAACGGAAGCGAGAAGATCCAGTCCGCCTGGAGCAAGTGGGAGCTTGGGAGCAATGCCGTGGTTCGCGGGATGGAGTGGTTCGACCACAGCCTGTACATGGTCGTCACCCGGTCAGGATCGACGTGGCTGGAGAAGGTTGACTTCGGTGGTCGGTTCGCGGACAGCCCCCTGCTGTGGGGAGTCCACCTCGACCGCAGGTCCAAGGTGACCTGCACAAGCGTCGGTGCTCCCGCCGGATCGAGCATCGTGAACGTCTCCGGGCTGGACATCAACTACACGGGTCTCGGGCCGCAGGTGATCGTCGATGGGGTGCAGGCCCCGGTCGAGTCCGTGTCTGCCTCCCAGATCGTCGTCACGGGACGCTTCGAGTCATCCGATGTCTGGGTCGGGGTCCCTTATGAGATGTCCTGGACCCTCTCCCAGCCGTTCGTGAGGAACCGAGACGCCGCGATCATCGACGGGAAGCTACAGCTCACCTACATGACGCTGTCCTTCGAGGACACCGGCTACTTCATGGCGACAGTCCAGCCCAAGTTCCGTGATCCGTTCGTGCATGTGTATTCGGCAGGAACGGTCGGGGCAAACCTCACCACGGGATCCGCGTTCCTCGGCACGACCTCTTTCCGGGTCCCGGTCCATTGCCGTTCCGACGAGGCGAGGATCACCGTCAGCAGTTCATCCTTCCTCCCATGCCGGGTGCAGAGCGCGGCGTTCGAGGGTCGTTACGTCTCCAGAAGCCAACCAGTATGAACCCACATGTGCGTCCCTCGCTCGAGACCGACTGCGAATGGATCGCAGCCAACCTCCGGGAAGCCGACCGAAGGGAATGCGACCTGTGGGGGCTTGATCCGCTGCATTCGCTGCGGACGGGCCTTGCGTACTCGCTGCAACCGATGTCCATCGTTGGTGCTTCGGGGAAGCCATGCGCCATGTTCGGGGTCACCTTCGGGGAAGCCCCCGACGCGACCATCTGGCTCCTAGGAACTAACGAGATGTTCGACCTGCGGATCTCGTTCCTGCGGAAGACGAGCATCTGGCTCGACCATGTCTGCAAGCCCCTGCGCCACGACGGCACCGGGAGCATCACGGGGGTCGGCAACTGGGTCGATCTCCGCAACACCAAGCACACCGCATGGCTGACCTGGGCAGGCTTCAAGAAGGTTGCCTCCCGGGTCACCAACGACATCGACATCGCGTACTTCAGAAAGGCACTCTGAGCAATGTGTCTCCCGTTCCTAGCCCCCATCGGCGCAGCCCTCGGCGCGTCCGCTGCCAACGCCGCAGTCGTGGGGACCCTTGCAAGCTTCTCCCTCGCGGCCACCGCTGCCAGCGCCGGGCTGTCCTTCGCCGGCCAGAAGCAGGCCGCGGATGCCCAGGAGTACCAGTACAAGGAGGGTCAGCGTCTCGCCAACGAGAACCTGATGCTCCAGTATCAGCAGATGGCGGTACGGCAGCGGGAGGAGCAGATCGCCAAGAGCCAGCAGGTGCAGCAGATCACGGCTGAGGCGCGGAACGCCTTCTCCACCATCGTCACCGAGGCCGGCGAGGCAGGCATCCAGGGGAACACCGTCAACATCCTCATGGGTGAGTTCGAGCGGCAGCAGGGAGAGGCCCTCGCCAACCTGAACCTCAACTACGACTTCAGGAACCGCCAGCTCCAGCTCGAGCAGCTCGGGATGCGTGGGCAGGCCGAGGCAGCCATGATCCGTGCCTACCCGACCCAGGGCCAGCCGAGCATCTTCAGCCCCCTCCTCCAGGTGGGTGCGGGTGCCCTGAACACCGTCAACATGTACGGCAACCTCGACCGCATGGGACAGACCGGCGGGTCCAACGTCATCGGACCCTACTCATCCATCTCTGGCAGGCAGTCGTTCACCAACTCGCTCCCGTCCTACTACCGGGTTCCCGGAATGGGTCGCTGGTACTAAATGGTCC